GCCTATTGGCGAAGTTGTAGTCGAAAGCATGGGTGTGCGTGGGTCAGATGCTATGCAAGTTCGGCTGCACTTTTACAAAAAATTCCCACCAATCGGGTCAAAAATCTACACCGCACCACAGCGCCCGTGGGTAGGGCTGACGGATGAGGACAAACAAGAGTTAGATGAAAAATATGGTAATGATTACTTAGCGCATCTTGATGCAATTGAAGCCAAACTTAAGGAAAAAAACAATGGATAAACCGCTAGACCAAGAAGGAATGTACTTAGTGCATGAAACTAAACGAATAGAGCAAATTAAAGATTATGCTTATCCCTGCATGATGGCTGAAAGGTCTATTAAAAACGTGTATAACCTAATAACTACAGGCAAATCAGATCAAGCTATTACGGAGTGCATTTCCGCAATCGGTGACCTTCAAGACATCATTACTATTATTCAAAATGCGAAAATCAAGACACGTTGACATTAGAGCCGCACTACTTAAAGCAGAGGATGGTTTAACAAGGAAAGAATTGTCCGAGTTAATTGGGGTTGAAATTGATTCTATTAGAAGGGCCGTAAAATCAATGCCAGATGTTTATATAGACAGATGGCTAACAAAAGGAAATGGTGCGCCACGGCCTGTTTATATGGCGGTAGAAGTGCCAGAGGATTGTCCTAGCCCAAGAACAAAGCGCGTTCGTCAATTCGGCGATTTTGCAAACCCTTGAGAGGCTTACCGTTAGCCATGCAATACTTTAGGAATTCTTCCGCAGCGCCCTCAAAATCTCCGCGCAAAATCTTTTGACGGAGGGTTGAACGCTGTAATGTTCCCAGGCCAACATTGAAGCTAAAGCTAACAAGAGCATCAAATTGGCCTTGGGTAAGGTTAACGGGAATAAACCGTTCCACGCCGCGCTCAAAACGCTGAAGGTCTGTGGCAAGAATTCCATTTACTTCCTCCATGCTGAACTGGCGGTCATCTTCGGGTTTAAGGGCAAATCCATCTCTTAATTCAATCTTCATTGCGCCTTGGTCGGGGTAAAGCACATGACCAACGCCAATAGTCCACAACTTTGCTGGGCAACGGTATGGGCGTTGTTTTACGCCTTCGTGATGTTTAATTACCCCAAGGGCTTTGTCAGATACTTTCATTTTTTTACCATGCTTTGTACACAGCCTACTTTATATCCAAGATCGCGCCATTCTTTAGCCGCCCGTTGGCAAGCGGTTTCACCTTCAAAGTAACCAATAATAAGAATGCTATTCATGTTAATGCCCGTCACAAGGACAAGCGTCCAGATCATTTTCCAAACGCCCGACCACCAAAGTGGAATGCAATGATGCTGGCAAACAGGGCTTGTGTGTTGGAATCCCAAAGACGTTCAGCCAAGGCGGGAAAGGCCACGCCGTTATTCCAACCGTAAACAAACATCCCAACATCCACAAAGCACAGCAGGAAAAAGAATCCTAGCGTGATAAAGCTACGGACACCGGCACGAAGGTTTTTCATCCATTGGCTTGTGCCTTCGTTTAGTGATTCATCATGCTGATAGATTGCGTTCATCTCAGCGACCTGGGCGTTTACCAAATTCTCGGTGGCCTTGGCGGTTGTTTCCATCTCTAGCTGCTGGGTATGTATCTGCTCTACCCTTTCTTGCGCTTCAAAGCCTGCTTTGCGAAGTTCTAACTCACGCTCAATCTGCATTTGTGCTAGCGCCAGTTCGTGCTTTTTATCTTGCCGATCTTGAAAGAAGTCCAACAATTTGGGCAAACCGCCCATTAGGAAAGAAATCAGGGTTGAAAGGATTGTGAGCATTAATGTTTCTCCATCAAAATTGTTAACCACCAAAAAGACATTCCTAGCAAAAGAAGCACTAGCGCCCCGCCCATTAACCAGGTCAAGAATTCGTCCATTTCCTCTTTCTTAGCCTTGGCGTTCTTTTCGTCCAGTATTTCCTGCGTTTTGCGGTCTTGAATGAGCTTGTTGCGCTCAATTAATAACTGCTGCCACAAATCTGCGTTGCCCGACATCACAAAGTAGTTGTTCAACTCGCGTTCAGCATCTGCCAATTGTTTGGCTTGCATAACGATTTCAAAGGCTTGCGCGGTGTCGGATTGGGCAAAACTAGACTTAGGCTTAGATGCGGCTTTCTGCACCACATCTTTAGCCTCAAAGAACTTCATCAAGTCGCCAGATACGGCCTGTATGTCCTAGCCTAATGCAATGGCGGCTTTTACCCCTTTAACGGCGGCTTGTGCAGTCGCAAAGGCGGTAATCGGGTCGATCATTTTGCATGTGTTAAAAGTGTAAACACTACGCTACCCATACCAATCAACATCGCACCAGCCGCATTCATAATAATGCGTTCCATGCGTTTTAGCCTGGCGTTAATCTGGTCGTATCGTTCCGCACAAACGGCTTCATGCGAATTTAATCGTGCTTCAGTCTCGGTCATGATTTTTGAATGAATGCTAGTGCGTAATAGGTCGGAAGATACGTTCCCACGTTGCTGGTTGCAGAAGATGTAAAACCACCCGTGTTACCTACTGCATAGGTGTTACCAGCGCCAACTACAAACGAATCTTTAAGGTTAGGCGTACCATTTGAACCATCGCAAAGGTAATATCCTGATGGAATAGAACTAATAGAACCTGACCACATAATGATGCCACCAGAAGGAACTGCGCTTACCGCAGATGTCGTTCCAATGATGCCGTAAAGATTGTCGTAAGTCTGAATGACATTGTTGCCAGAGTCAGCCAATACAAACTTGTAATTGCTACCCGATGTTAGCCATATCTCATTTGGTGGCCTACCATCCGTGCCTAGCTGGATAGGATTGGTGTTAGCAATAGTTCCCGCCGAGGTGGTAAAAGTCGATGCAGGCGTAGTTGTACCCGCAAGGTAAGTGTAAATAAATCCCCCGTTAAGAGGAATGCCAGTGGTGGTAAAGAATTGGAATCCGTTACCTATGGGTGAAAGATTAACGCTCATTTTTAGTCCTTAGTTAACCCGCCAAACGGATGCGTTGCTTGTTTTGCAAACGCATCTTTATTATGTTTTTCAGCAAATTGTCTAATCATTGACACCACAGGAATTGACATTCCACTTGTTGCACCAGCAAGTTTAGCCTCACCCGCACTTGTTAAACCTTGTTTAGCCAAATCTGACAACATACTGCTATAAGTGTTTGAATAATTAAACGTACCTGTTTTTGGCATTCCAATTTTGCTTGCTAACAATCCAATTTCTGATACGCCCTGCATAGCTTCTGGATGCAATGCTTCATTTAAGCTAGATTTATTGTCACGCAAAAATTTAGCAAAAGATGCTGGTTGCAAATCGTTTTTTGCACTAATTGCTGCATTTTTTGCTCTATCTAATTCACCAAATGTAATTGCTTGATGTGCAATGTCATTAGGGTCTATTTCTGCTTTCATACGCCTTATTGCTTCGGGCGTTGCTGATGAAACATATTTTTTGTGAAATTTTGCAGCGTCTAAACTTTCGCCTTGAGATGAAACATCTTCTAAACTTGCCGCTTCTTTTATTGCTGCTTTATATGCAGGATTGTTTCTAATAATGTCTTGACGTTCTTTATACAAATTTCTTGCTTTGTCTGCCAAAGATTTTAAATGGGCAGCTTGTGGATCAAATGCTGCATTTTCTTCACCAAAAATAGGCAATTTTTCTAATTCGTTTCTTGCTATCCATGCTGCTTGTCTACTTTTACCATCAGTTGCAGAACGCATTTCATCAGCCAAATTACTGCGAACAGCCTCATATCCTTCAAATGTAGGATTTTTATAAAATCTTTCTAAATCTGATTTTAAATCTGAAGATAAATAATTTTCTTTATAATTTTTTGAAAGTTCATTTGCAATATTTTCTTTAACCGTTCCTACATCAATAGGAAATTGTCCTCCATTTGCATCAGTTAATTCTTTATATGCTTTTGAAATTGCATTTTTTCTAATAGCATCTTTTGCTGATAAACCATTAATTTCATGTTGTCCAAGTTCAGACGCATCAGCTAATGGATTAATGTCTGGAGCGTGTTGTTGTTTTAAATTGTCAAAAGCACCCGCTATTTGTGCTGGTTGTTCATTAAAATGGGTTTGCAATTCTGGGGTTTCACCACGTTTATTCCATTCAGATGCATAGCCTTGTGTGTCTCCTATGCGTTGACTTGTTGTTAAATTAACTTTATGTTTTTCTTCAAGTGCTTTTGTTTGCAAAGCAGGAAGATTAACGGCATTAGGGTCTTTTGATTTAATAAATTGATTAAGTTCTGGGGATGCAGTTGCAAGGGATGCATCAATGTTGCTTGCTAATACATCAGCAGGAGCAACACCAGCAGCGCCTACGCTTGAAGTCGTAGTAGTCGGCGCACCTGTTTCCATTGTTGGCTCAATACGACCACCTTTAGCCGCAAATTGTTGTTGCATACCAGCTAAACCAGAACCTTTAACCCCTGGCAATACTGCATTTGCTTTTTTTATTACTGCTTTACCACCTTTATAAACGCCTGGAACTAACATCAATGCGGTATTTACGCCTTGTTCAATATCTGTAGGACTAATTCCTGTTTTTTCGCTTCCATATTGAGATGCTTGTGTAACACCTTCTCCTACTTTTTGTAATCCTTGAGTAAGTAACGAGCCTTGATAACCTGGAGTTTCAACAGTACCTGTAAGCCTGCCAACAGGATTTGCTATTGCACCAGCAACTTTTTGTGATGCTTCTTGTGCTTCTTTATCAGTTAATCCAAATGCTCGGCCTGTCCAATAACCTACATTTCCAACCACCGCAGAAGGAGCATTTGCAACAAAATCAATAGCTGCCATATTTTCCCCAACAGCACGTTGTTTAAGTTGAAAAGCACGTTTAAATGCGTTGCCAACAAATCCTAAATCTTGTTCTAAAGGAGCAGCGGGCTGCTCTCCAGATACTAATGACCGTAATTGATCTGTTGGTTGTCCTGTTGCTTGAACTGTTGGGGCGTATGAACCACCAGGTTCAAAACCTTGTTGTCTAGGCGTTGGAAAATTAGCTTGATAGTAAGATTGCAACATTGGAGCAACTTCACGTTTTCCTTGTTCCGCTTCTAATTGGAATTGTTGTAATAATTCTGGCGATAATTTAGTACCACCCCATTTCATGTTTGAAGGAGGTGTAGAAGGCCGCGAAGCAGGCATAGCTGTGCTTGACCCTTGTTGGTCATCTCCAGCAATGAGAGAACGTAAATCAGCCATTAGTCCAAACTCCCTTTAGTTATGAGTTTTTGGATATTGTCATACTTTTCAGCAAACAATTTACGATTTCTTTTTACTGCATCAATTTGATGTTGTGGAGCATTTGCAGGCAAACTATAACCAAGCAAATTATCAATTTGTGCTTTTTGTTCTTTAGGGTCTGAAACATTTTGATAAATGTTCATTGCTTGAAACACTTTAGAGTCTGCGTTTTTAGACCATTCTTGTTGAAACTTTGCCATGTTGTTGTCGCCATATTTTTGTGCAAATAAATTTGCAGCAGGCGCTTTTAATTGAAGTTCAGTTTTCTTTGCATCAATTCGATGCATGATGTTAAGCAAAACATCTGGATTGTAAGTTTCTGTTCCATTGGCTTTTGCCAACAAATCTTGCCTACCAACCGTGTCAACGCCATCCGCTTGTAATTGAGCAATTTGAAGGTTTGCCAAATCTTTAGACAATTGTTGATAGTCTGAACTTCCAAAAAAAGTTTTTGCGTTTCTTAAAACTGTTCCTGTTGCGCCACTTGAATAAAATGCACCTGGATTAAGTTTTGTAATTGCTTTAAATGATTCTTCAACATTTCTATTCATTTCTGCTGAATTGTTTAAGCCGTTTGTTAATGAAGTTCTTAATTTAATACCATTAGCTAGCGCTTCTTGTTCACCTGGCAATGGAATGTATTGTTGCGTTGTACGTTTTGGAAATGGCGCAACAACAGGCGCACTTAATCCAAATGTACCACCCATTGCCGCAGGCGTTAAGCCTGATTGCGTTTCTGTTGGCGGCGGTTCACCTCCCGCAACACCTTCTGCAATTCCTACTTTTGCCGTTGTTGGTGCAAAAGCGCCGGTTGTGGTTGTAACTGTTCTTCCTGTATCGCCTACGGTTATTTTTGGTGTTGGCACAAATGCTTCAAATCTGTCTTTTTCGCTTAAAGACTTAGATGCCTCTTGTGCTGCAAATGCTCGAATTTTGCTTGGGCTTGCTGTTTTTAATGATGCGGGAAGTTGCGCCATCGATTGTTTTCTAACATCATCTGGAACATTAAGCGCATCTAGTGTCTTAGTCATGCTGTCAACAAGGTCTTGATATGAAGCATCTTCCTTTGTTGCAATAGGTAACAAATTACCCGCTGCAAGGCCGTGCATTTTTATAAATCTGTCAGCAGTATCGGTATCTACTTTTAATGCAGCAGATTGGGCTTGGCTTGCTCCAGTTTGTGCTTGTGAACCAGCCAATGCTATGCGTGGCACTGCTGTTTTTGCAGCTACTTCCGCTTCAGTTCCTGCCCGTTGGGATTCTGCAATAGCACGGGCAACATCAGGCCCATAAGTATCTTCAAGTTTTTTATATTCAAGTTGCCGTTGTTTTAGCAATTGTTGATTTTGCTGCAACTCTAATTGCTTGGCCTGCAAAGCCAAAGGATTCATTTGCTGCGCTTGCTGGTATTGCTGAACGCCCGATGCCATGTTCATCATGTCTGCCAGCGAAGTCTGCTGGACAGGATTGGTGTAACCAGTAAAAAAGTCTGCCATGATAAATCCTTATGGAACAGTAGGCGTAGTAGGTTGCGCTTTGCCGGTTTGACCTAATAAACTAGCTAAGAATGTAGCATTACCCGCAGAATTTACACCGCCTGCCGCAGCTTGTGCTTGTCCAAGCAATGCCGCTGCCGTAGCGTTTGCCATGCCGGTATTGAGGCCGGTAATGTTTGTGCCGTAAGAAGTTCCCGCATTTGCCGCACCCGTGTTTGCGGTTTGACCAATTCCCGCCATGTTTGACAGGTTGTTGTAAATGTTGTTGCGTTGCGTTTGGTAATTTTGAAAGGCGTTTTGATACGCATTGCCAGCATAATTTTGCGTATAGTTTTGCAAGCCTTGTAAAGTGTTACCAGACAATGCACCACCACCTACGTTGGCCGCCCGTTGATTAGCCATTTGCCCCTGTTGGAGCATAAAATCGTAATTAGGAGCCAATCCAGCAGCAAGGTCATTTTTATCAAATTGGTGCGTTAAGTAACCAGTACCCGTGCCCATTGTGGTGGGCTGACCTGTTACGGGGTCGTATTGTTGGTATTGACCGCCGCCAAGTTGACCAAGTTGATTAAGCGCATTTACGCCCGTAGCTTGATAAGGCTTTTGAAAACCTAATTGTTGGTTGTAAATGTCTTTTAAGATGCCTTGAGAAGCCGCCGTAGCGTCTTTTTGTGCTTGTAGACCCTGACCTATTGCGTTATATGTATTTGCTGACGTAAGCGCACCAGCAGCGCCAGAGGCTAATGCGGCAAGTTGAGTGCCGTTTAATCCTGTTGCGCTTTTTAGTTTGTCTAACAAGCTAGGGTCGCCATTTGCTGCTGCGGTTGCGGCTGCGCTTGCTTGTGATGCAATGTCAGAAACAGCAGGAGGAATAACCCCATTAGCAGTAACAGTGCCACCACCGGCGGCTGGTGTTGTAAGACCTGTACCGCCACCCATGTTAGCAAGGCTAGTTCCTGCAAGTGCTAATGGTGCGTTAGCCGCCGCGCCTACATTTGAAAGCGCGGTTAATCCAGTTCCCCCACCCATACTTGCAAGATTAGTACCGCCAGCCGTTAATGCGTTACCAGCAGCAAGGTCTGCATTTGTAGCCGCAGTCAATCCTGTGCCGCCGCCCATATTAGCAAGGCCAGTTCCTGCGGTTAACCCTGTACTTGATGCCGCAACGTCTGGAGCAACAGTTGCAGCAACTTCTGGCGCAGTCATTGCTGCAACTTCTGATGCTGGTAATGCTGCCGTAGCACCGCCAAATAAATCAGCAGCAATAGGGCCAAGAAAATATGCGCCTGCACCTAATGCAGCAACAGGGCTTTGTGCAAATGACTTTACGTAATCAGAAAAACTTGCTGGGTTTTGCGGCGCTTGGTAAAGCACATTTTGATTAGCACCATATACTGAACCGTCATTTCCTACCCATGCTGGCTGACCTTGGTAAGTTGTTGGTGTATATGTAACTCCAGCTTGATCGCCTGCTATAACCCATTGCGGCGTTCCCGCTGGGTAACTTTTACCTGTTCCTGGCGCTGCGGTGTAATATTCTCTAGCCATAATTAGTCCTTATACGTTGTAATAAGGAATTTTATAAGCATTACCGTTAACGGTGACATTTATAAATCCTACTGGATTAGCTGGCAACGTAGCAGAACCAGCGGTTGCAGTCGTAGCACTAGAAAAATTAAGCAAATTAAGGAAAAACTGCTGCCATGCGCGGGATGGGCGGTTTGTGTTTGCATCCAAAAAAGGCGCTTGTGGATACGGATTAATTTGCTGTGTGTTACTTAGTGCCATCAATTTTCCCCATTTGTCGCTTTAAGATTTGCGGAAATAATTACCGCATTTACAGGGTCGCTAATCGACACCTCAAACACTCGATCACGAGCCATGCCCAAACGCCGCCAAATAGCGCGGTTTTTGTATTTGCCAATTTGACCTATGCTTGTCCAATATTCCCGCGACCAAGTAGAACCACCATCATTTGACCAGCGCAACATAGCTTGCGGGTTAGTTGTTGTTTGTGTCGTATCCGCAGTTTTAACGCCAATAATGTATTGGGAAAGAGGCTCAATTGTTAAGGTTGCAGTAGGCGCAATATTGTAAGTTGTGCCTAAATAAATTGAAGATGTGTAGGACGATTGACTAAGTGAAAGACCAGTAGTTCCAACACCAGGCTGAAACTGAATTTGCAATTCATCAAAATATTGACGTTGCAAGTCTGTAACCAAATGAGGCGCACGGCGCAGCCTACGGACGTTTTGCCCGTTATCGGTATAGTTTTCTTTGTCTAAGTAATAGATTTTGCCGTTTTCATAGTCGCCAACTAAAACTAAACCTTGAAAAGAAGCCGAGCAATTACTACGGTGACGTTGGTACGTTCCATCCGAAGCCATAGACAACCATTTATGCCACATCCCAGTGGTGGAGTCATACGCCCATGTAAGGTTTAGCGTAGGAAAGGTCGTAACGTAAACTTCATGGCCTTCTAGCTGGTAAGTGTACGAAATAGCGTCATTGATATATTGGTTTGTCAGCGTGTTTTCTACCGCATGGGTTGATATACGCTGCGGGATATACCCGTTCATTTGCATGATTTGCGCTTGCCCTCGGTTGTTCCGAGATACATAAGCGAACGAATTACCTAGCCGCGCAACAGAAAAAGGTGCTGCAATGCCGTGCTGGGTAGATGTGCCTGGAATTCTTTGAAACGGGAAAGGCACTGCACCCACATCGCTCCAAACCTCGGACGAAGATTCACCCATTAGGTAAACTTCCCGATGGTCAACAATTAAGGCCACCAACTTGTCCGAACTACCATCTTTAAAAGCGTAGCTAGTAGATGGCGAAATAGTGCTTAATAAGTTAGACGAACCCCATTGCTGTGTGCCAGGGTTGTTGTAGACAAAATAATTATCAATGATGTCTACCGAAGTTCCACCGCTAAAAGCGCCATCCGTGCTTGGCAATACGCTAAAGTTAAGCGCATACATTGTTTGACCAACCGCAATAGTATGAGCAACACTAATTGTATAAGTACCTATTCCACCTGTACCCGTGCCTAAAGCGGTAATGATTGTTCCCGCCGTAATGCCTGCACCTTGCAAGGTTTGGCCTAAATAAATAGTGCCAGAGGATACCGCAGACACAGTTAATGTAGTTCCTGCAATGGTCGCCGTAAACCTAGCACCAACAGCAGTAGACGTTAAAGGTTCAGCCAATACGGTTTGGCTAATGTTTACGTTATAGGTTCCTACGCCGCCCGTCCCTGTGCCCAAAGACGTAATCACGGTTTCTGCCGTTACACCGATACCCGTTAGGCTTTGATTAGCGGTAATTGTGCCGCTGCTAACATTTGTAACCGTTAGGGTAGTACCGCTAACAGAACCAGTAAATACGGCGTTTGCAGGGCTAGAAATGCGCCATGTGTACCGATAAGCCCCGTCCACAATATAAGCGTTTAAGCCGTTGTCAGAAATGCCAACCCGACCCGCCGAGGAATTAAGAATGCCGACAACCGTTGCGCTTAGATTAGACGTAAAGACGTAAACGTAAGGCCCACAAACAACGACCATTTGGCTGCCGCCCGACAAAGTACGCATTCCGCGCACCTCGGCATTGTTTAGCACGGCTTGAAGGGTTAGCCCTGGCGTTGGGTAAAGCGCAACAATACCGCGAACACCAGGTTGTTTTAGTGGGTCAACTTCGGGAAAAAAGTTAATACATTCCTGCGATTCCTGATAAATCGAAGGTGCTTCGTATGATGGGCCAACAAAGCCAAAATCAGCCATGTTTATACCTTAATAACGGAATAAGTCACCTCAAAAATCCGCCCGTAAGTATCCAACCAGCGTCTTTAGAACGCCCCGTAAGCAACGCATCCGCATACCGCGAAACCATTTGTGGGCGCATATTGGTACGCTTGATTGTCGCTTTTGCTTCGCCTGCAAATTTTTGAATCATGCTGATTTGGACGGGGCTTGCTTTGCCATACATAGGCATTAGGCGTTCTGCCAAACACCAGCGCAACGTATTTATGTAACCTTGCGGAATACGCATGATGTCGTACATGGTTGTAAAACGGGCAAAAATAGTATCCGTAAAGATGTGCATTTCGCCTTGCGCGGGATTAGGCCAAACACTCAAATTACCCAAAGTATCACCAGGGTTGTAATACAAGGCTTTAGGCCAAGGGCCATTTAATGTTTTTAGACCAATTAATGAATAATCGTCTAGCGTTAAAACCGCTACAGGGTAATCAAGACCGCCGTTTAAAATAGGCTGACCATTAGAAGTCGTGTTAATCCTTACATAAGCAGAATTTACACGCAATGGCTTTTGGTAATAACCTGTAATGGTTGTACTGGCTACCGTTTGGGATATGTTTACCTGATACGTCCCAGCTTCTAGAACATCACCGCCAGCGCCGCCAATAAACGACACAATGGACGTTCCTGCCGTAATTCCAGTGCCGGTTAAGGTTTGGTTTAGCGTGATAGCGCCTGACGTAATAGCCGTAACGGTTAGGATGTTGCCCGTGATTGAGCCGGTAAAACTTGAGCCGACAGTACCGCCTGGGCCAATTGTGTATTGGGTTTGTCCATTAACTACGGGAAAAATAATTTCCGTGAAGTTATAGACCATCATATCTTCGTTAGACCATTGATCCAACATATCGTTGAGCATGTCGAACGCATCTTGCGCTGCTTCGGGCGTTGGCGTTTCACCGGCTTCCAATGCGCCGATGTCTTTTAACGATCTGGATACTATGTCGATTGGCTGGGCCATTGTTGCTCCAAGGTAAACACAGGCGGTTTCCAGGGAGGCACAACAGATTTCGTCTTACCAAGAAGCGCCAATTGTTCCTCTAACCGTGATTCTATTACATTTTTCCCGTATTGGGTCGCACCTTCCTTTATCCAAGAAATCACCTGATCTTCGGTAACTTCGGCGTAAGGTGTCTTTACGTTGAACTTGTCAAAATCCCAATTTCCTTCAGTTTCCACTACATTTTTGTCATCAGTAGCTAAAACGTGATACTTAGCGTGGGTTATAACCTCGCCTTCTACGGAAATATCAAGAATTTTCCAAGTTGTAATCATTCTTTTTTTAATTGCTCTTTAGCTTCTTTTTGCAGCGCATCAATTAATTGGAATACTTCTTGATATGGACGCGAGCCAAGGTAAGCTAAAACTGAATTAAGCAAATTTACGGATAGGGATAGTTTGTTCATTATTTATTAAACTGAAGTAATGGTTTGCCATGCAGAGCCAGAATAAACGCAAAGTTTTGATAAAGTTGTATCAAATACAATTGTTCCTGCACTTGGTGTAATTGCGTTCTTTTGCGTTGTTGTCATGTTTGGAAAACGCACGCCCTTAGTAGTGCTTTGAGCGTCAATAATTGCAGTTGCAGCAGGAGAACTTGTACCAATACCTACATTTTGGCTTGCGTCTATATAGACAGCGTTTGTTCCTGCCGTAGAGAAGCCTAGCGTAGTAGACGTAGGGAAATACATCCCCGTGTTGCTAGATGTCGTGTTGGATTCGGCAGGGGCTGCTGCGCTGCCAAGTACGTTTTGGATGCCAGCGGAGCCAGAAATTACGACTGTCATTGTGTTACCTCATCTGCGGGTAGGGGTTGGTTACCGGCCTCAATCCAAGCTAGGTATTGCTGGTAGTCGGTGTTGGCTTCATCTAGTGGAATACCAGCACTATCAGAAGTTCTAATAATAATAGTTACTTCGTTTTGGTCGTTTTTGCCTAATTTATACATTTTATAACTCCGCAAGAGAAGTGTATGTTCTTGAAAACCTATAACCGCCAGTTGCAGATACTGTGGTTTCGCCGCCAGCGGAATAAGTTGTAGAACCTAAATTTGCTTGTGATGTGCCAGCAGCAGTATTTGTGTTTAAAGTATCTGTATATGTAACTGTTGGTGTTGCACGCATAGTGACTGCAAAAGGCGCAATACCGCCCACAGAGCCGCCCGTAATGTTGTACCCTGACATTGCAAGAAAGCCGGTTTGATAATACCTTTGACACAACATAAACTCCGTACCATAAGGCCTAAAGTCAAAGCTAGTGGCAGTGCTGCCTTTCTCTAGCTGTACGCCTGTGATATAAAAGGTAGCGTTAATAGTTGAAATAACTTGCGTTTGACCTGTTACACCAGATAAGTAAGACCCAGACCAAGCGTTTGCTGTTCCCAAATACGTTGAACCCACACCAAGCCCCCAAATCAGTTCAAGGCCAGTACCATTAGTTGTTAGCCATGTTCCGCTTGTATCGCCTGTCAATGTAATTGTTTTCTTTTCCCAAGTATCTGCTACGCTAATTGTGTAACTAAATGGATAAGAACGATTTTGTCCGCCGTTTTGCAACGCACCACCAAAAGTGCCAGTAAGACTTGAACGAGTCCAAAAAGAAAAAGTAAACGTAGCCGCAGAAGCAGTGCCAAGACCAAAATCTGCTACGTTGTACCCTTCAATACGTTGCCCAATTTGATAGATTTGTGTTGCTCCAATAGACGCATCAGCAGTTGTTACAGTTGCTTTTAACGAGTAAGTGAAACCCTGCCCAGTTGGAACGCTAGAATTTTGTTGAAGTGTAAACACACCATCTGATGTTTGACCATATCCATAAAAACGGTCTACGCTATATTGAAGAGCAGCAGTGTTGTTAATCGTTACAGCCGCCCCCGCATTACGCTGGTCTATGACCATGCCGCCGTTGATGATGCGGTTGCGATAGCCAAAGGTGCTAGCAGAGTCAAACTGACCCGCTAAGGTAATTCCCGTTGTACCCGAAATCGCTAACGACATTGTTGCTCTCCTTTATGTTTGCAATTATCAAAATGCCATCTGGTTGCTGCACCGCGACCATAGCCGCTTGTTTGGCAATGTGGGCATACCCATGTAAATTCCCTTATGGATGCGGAAATTTTCTCAATTACATCTGGCCTGTGATTTTTACCTGCCATTGGGCTAACCTTACCTTTTAAACCTTGGCTTATCTTTGCCCGTGTTTCATCTGTAAGTTTTTGCCCTTTTCTTGGCGAAGGCAAACCTAGCCTAAGCGACCTAGTTAACGCTAGTCTAGCAGGGTCTTTCATTGCTAAAAGCACAGCATCACTAATTTTTTTCCTTGTTTCTGGGCCAGATTTTTTACCCTTGTTCCAAGGCGTAATACCCATCCTAAATTTGTTTCCAAAACTTACCGGCGGATTACCGCCGCCAGCTACGCAGTTCCAGCCTATATCATCAGTTGGGCGCAGCTTGCGCTCAATATCCAAACAGTAATCGTTATCCGCAATCAAAATCTTGGTCTTTACCAAATTGTCCCAACCGTACTTATCAATAGCAAATTTAAGATGCCTATTTTCTGTTCGTTTGGAATGTTGAGTAAAACGAATATCTGCGTTTTTGGACACGCCAATGTACCCCTGACTCATCATGTCAGTGTGGTCTTGGCAACGTATCCAGTAAACGCTGCTTGCAGTCATTTGGTTGTGCCGGAGATTGCTAATGTCATTATGCTGCCCTCACCATTGCTGCTTGGAAATATGTACTAGCTACACCTGAACCTATTGTGCTATTTGCACCAACAATTGCATACGCTTCAACATAATCGGTTGAACCATTCATAAAAATAAGAGCTGAAATTGTAGTAACCACTACGCTAACATTATTGTAGTTCCCTGTCTTAAAAGAACTTCCATTTTTATATAAATAAATAGCTGCCGCTATTGCAGAACCAGTAGAAAATGCGGCGTTAAATTGATAATAACCAGCAATTTGTGGTGTAAATCTATTAGTTAAATCGCCGTTGGTTACTACTGTTCCTGAACTAAAAGCAGACGCTGTATCAAATTCTTTTGTTTGAAAACTTATTTTTGTAGCAGTTGAAGCTGTAATGGCTTGACCAGAACTCTGATAAGCGCTAAACGCTGGCCCGTTTACCGCAAGTGTTGCCGTAAGGTCAGGCAGCGTCAGAACTTGGGTATTGTTTGTATTAGGTGCGGCAATGGTCAGCGTGCCTGTGCCTGCTGCGTTGCCTTGGATTTTTACTACGCTCATATTATTTCCTTAAACGACTGTCCAAACTGAACCCGTTGGAACGGTTACGGTAACGCCAGTGTTAATTGACACAGGGCCAAAAGTACCAGCGTTGTAATTAGTAGTAATGGTGTAGTCCGTAGTCACCGTTTGACCATTTTGGATAAAAACTTGATCTGCTCCACCACCTGTAGCGCCACCGCCTACGCTTGTCCAGGTTGTTCCATTGTAGCCTTCAAACTTTGTGTTATCGCTATTAAAACGGATGTAACCAGAAGCGCCCGTAGGCCGTTGCGCCGTTGTTCCTACGGGAAGCAAAACCGCATCCGTAGAACTAATTGCTAGTTTTACCGCTGGAGAACTTGTCCCAATGCCTAAGTTTGTGCCGGTAAAAGTTAACCCCGTGGTTGAAGTTAGCGTAGTTGAACTGTTGGCAAAAAGAATGGTGTTTGGCGTATAAGAAGTTATCCCCGTGCCGCCACCAGCTACACCTAACGTAGCAAACGATAAAACGCCGCTTCCGTTTGTCAATAAAGCCTGACCATTACTGCCATCCGCGCTTGGCAGCGTGAAATTGGTTGTGCTAGTCGTGTTAGGGCCAATTACATTAACTGCGCCACCTAACGTAGCTTGAAAAGTTAAAGTACCCATTTTGTGTTCCTTTGATTAAACGACTGTCCAAACCGAGCCGGTAGCAATCGTGACCGTCACGCCGGTATTGACCGAAACAGGGCCAGCCGATAGGCCGTTATAACCCGCTGCAATTGTATAGCTTGTCGCCACCGTTGTGGCGTTTTGGATGATGCCGTTGGTGGAAATTTGAGTACCCGCAACCAATTCGCCCGTAGTCGGGTTGTAGTTCTCAGCTAACTGGGATAGGTTGCGGGGTATGCTCATACTTCAGTCCATTGGCAAGTTTGTTCGTCTAAGACGTAATTACCGTCTGGTTTAGGTGGAATAAACGCATCTCTTTGTGGGTCGTAGGTGTATCCAATTCCTGCGTAATTCTTACGAAACGGCGTGCCGCCTAACATATGTTGACCCGCTACAGTGTTGTAACTAGTTTTTTTCCAGATAGTTCCAGTCATTTCATGGTATATAGCCTCTCCATCAAGAGGTTCATCAACACCCACAATAACTCGAGTAACAATGTTGTTTTCGTCAATTTCTGCAAAATGTGCCATATTATTTATATCGGTGTAAACGATCCGCTGTTCTTAAATATATGGGTGACGTAACCGCCGCTAACATTTATTATGTCGCCACCGGTGGCTAAAGCTGCTGCTGCTGGGTATTTAATAATGACTACACCTTTACCTCCGTTGCCGCTTACCGAATTTCCTGTTCCAGTATGACACGCGCCGCCGCCACCAGAGCCGGTATAAACTTGACCAGCGCCGGGAAAATTTCCTGAAGTATAAATAGCGCCAGCACCACCACCCGCAGAACCCGGTGCAATACTTCCACCACTACCTAAATTAGCATCTCTACTGCCTCCTCCTCCACCTGCAAATTGCACTTCTGCTCCAGTGACATAACCCACACTAGAACTTGTTGCAAGAGTAGTACTTATTAAAGACGCTAAATTAGTGCCGATACCGCCCGTACCGGCAGGGGATGTTGTACCCACACCAGACGTTCCTGCGGCTCCAGAACCTCCTCCACCGCCGCCGTAACCTGCTGCTGTAGAGCCAAGACCACCAGCAAATCCTTGTCCACTGGTTCCTGCTGCATTTGTATTGGTTTCTGCCCCGCCGCCTCCACCTGAACCACCAGATAATGGGCCGGGATTACCACTAAAGAATGCGCCGCCCCTACCGCCTCCTACTGTAGAGATAGATAGCCCCGTTCCAATAAGAGATGATGTGTTTCCGTTAGTAGGAGTGGAAGCACTACCCGCACCGCCAGCACCAACGATTACCGCATACGCGCCCGATCCCGCTGGAACTGTAAATGCCGTACCGCCGTTATTGGTTAATAAACCACCCGCGCCGCCGCCGCCGCCGTAATAATAAGAACCACCCGCGCCGCCTCCAGCAACAACTAAATATGTTGCGTTAATTGCGTTAGCATTGGGCCATGCTCCTGTTTGCTGCGCTTGTAATTGATCAGATGTTTTCCAAATTCCAGCAGCAGCGCTAGAAGAATTTGTTGCCACAATTGGCGACATTACAGAAGCCTTATATCTAGTAGACATTAGGTAATAGCCTCATACGATGCCGTTAATTCAATTGCGCTTGCAGTTCCAACAGTCACCACAATAGACTGCGCTTCACCTAAGTAAAAGGCCGTGCTTTTGTCCACAATCACAATCGCGGCGTTGATCGGCACAGTTACTTGATAAATTAAACGATAGTTTGTACCTGCTCCAGCCGCTGCGCTATTAATTGCCACAGTTACAGTTGCCGCAGAGCCGGTTACATTTGCTGCAACAATGTTATCAATCTTATTAACCGTATTAGAAGCAGGCGTAAGCGCAGTCCAAGTTGTAGCCGATGTGGTGCTTGGGATTAAATAAGACGTATTTCCGTAAATGGATGTTACGTTGACGATATTTGGATTTGCCATTTTTTAACCTCAATATCCGAAGATCATCGCCATTGCGATACTCTTGCCCGTTGTAATTCCTGTGATAGCCGTGGTGATAACCAAGGCCTCTACGATGTCGCCTACCGCGCAAGCCACGTTAAGGGTAAAACCTGTTCCGCTTGTGGCTGTGTAATCAGAGCCGGTTAACAACACGCCATTAACGTAGATTTGAAGGTAGCCAACCGCATAAGTTACCGTAAAAGCCGTTTGTCCTGCCGTAGCGGTAAAGGTTGTCCGAGTGTAGGCGCTTGCACCACCAGACGCATTTATCGTAACCGCGCCTGTGCCGCCAGCCGGTGAAATTGTGACGTTTGTACCCGCAACTATTTGTGATACGCCACCCGATGCTGCCGCCCAAGATGCCGTAGTGCCGTTAGAGGTCAGAACGTAGCCGTTTGCACCGATGCCTAATCGAGTGGCGCTATTTGTGCCGTTTCCGATGATTAGGTCGCCGGTGGTTGTGATGGGCGATAAAGCGTTGAACGCTGCGCCTGCCGTGGTTTGACCTGTGCCGCCGTTTGCGATAGCCACCGTTCCCGTTACGTTAGCAGCATTCCCGCTAATATTGCCGCTTACTTGAGAGCCTGGCAGACTCAATGCGCTTAATGTGGTTAACGTGCTATTACTAGAGGCCGTGATATTTGCCGCTGTTCCCGTGGTGTTTTGGTTTAGCGTAGGAACATCAGCCGCTTGAATAGCCGACATTAAAACGTTTGTTCCATTACCCCGTAGGTAATAACCCGATGTCGTAGCCCCTGCAAACGCATTCATTGCCGTTTGTTGAGTGCTTGCACCCGACCCGCCATTAGCAATAGCCACAACGCCGGTAACATTTCCTGCCGTGGTTGCCGATGTCGCCGTAGACGCATTACCCGTCAAAGCGCCCACAAAAGTCGTAGAAGTGACCGAAGTTAAGCCAGCAATGGTTGTTGCAGTCCCGCCAAGGCTAACCGCAGTTGACCCGATTGTGATGCTGGAGTTAGTCAGCGCCCCATTAGGAATGTTTGTCAGGCTTGCGCCAGAACCGCTAAACACCGTTGCCGACAATGTGCCGGTGGACGGGACATATTGATATTTCGTTGAACTGGTGTACTCAGTCGATAAAGTCCCGCTAGTGACAGAAGCAAACAAAGGATAACGGGTCGTAGCGGTAGTCGTATCGTCCGTAATCGTAATTGCGGAAGTAGGCGTTGTCCAAGTCGGCGTACCCGAAGCATTAGACGTTAAGACTTGCCCAGAAGTGCCCGCCGCAGTAAACGCATAAGACGTACCCGTGCCATACGCAACCGTGCCAGCAGTCGGAGTCGCTGTACCATTTGTTCCCCCGTTCGCAATTGGTAGCGTCCCTGTTACGCCGGTTGTTAAGGGTAAACCCGTGCCATTTGTCAGCGTTACAGAAGTTGGAGTGCCTAAAACAGGCGTTATTAATGTGGGACTAGTAGAAAGTACATTACTTCCAGAGCCGGTGCTGCTTGTTACGCCCGTGCCGCCCGATGCGACAGGCAAAGTGCCGGTGGTTAACGCCGAAGTTGACGTAGCGTAAACCGCGCCGCCCGAAGTAAATGTGGTTAGTCCCGTGCCACCATTGCCGGTGTTTAATGTGCCAGCCAGCGTAATTGCGCCGTTTGTAGCCGAACTAGGGGTAAACCCTGTAGTTCCTGCGCTAAAACTTGTGACCGCTACGCCAGAAACAGATGACCATGCGGGTAAACCCGAGGAAACAGTTAAGACTTGTCCTGCCGAACCAATGCCCAACATTGCAGTCGTAGCCGATGCAGATTGATAGGGAAGTGAGCCAGCCGCGCCGCCTGCAAGGTTTGTCGCCGTGGTTGCGGTGGTTGCCGAGCCTGCGGTTGTAGCCGAAGTCGCGGTAGCTGCATTTCCACCAATAGATAAACCGCTTGCAGTGCCTGTTAAACCCGTGCCAGGGCCGCTAAATTGAGTGGCTGCGGTGATAGTGCTGCCACCAACCGTAGAACCGCTAATTGGCGTTCCTGTGATTGAGCCGCCCGTAATGGATACGTTGTTTGCGTTTTGGGTGGACATTGTGCCCAGCCCCGAAACTTGCGTATTTGCAATGGCAATTGCGGTGTTTGATGCGCTAGTTACTTGCCCTTGGGCGTTTATCGCTAATGTTGGAACACTTGAGGAAGTGCCATAAGAAGCCGCGCTAACTCCAGTATTGGCAATACTAAATGTGTAACTTGCAAGGCTTAGACCCGTTCCCGCAAAATAAGATGTTGCGCTGGCAAGTTGCGACCATGTGATATTGGTAACGCCTAACGTTCCGCTTGTGGGGATAGTACACGCCCAACCCGAGTTTTGTTGCGTTGCACCATTTTGGATAAAGGTAAACGCAGATACAAGCGAAGCGTAAGTGTTTGCATCAGTTGACCGTGACCAAGCGCCTGTTGCCGCAACATAAATGCCGTTTTCCGTTTGATTGGTTTGGTTTTTTACCAATACCCTATCACCTACCAAAGTGGTGTAACCATCAATGGTTTGCAGGCCAGAAAGCGTAATGTTTATGGTTGTTGTTACCTGACATTCCGCTTTTATTTGATAGCCTTGGACGCTCATGTCCACATAGGCTTTGTTTACTAAGTCCGTTGCGCCCGATGCAGTAGTTGAAACCGTGCCGGTGGTTGTTGCAATGTTAGTAAAAACGCCCGTTGACGGGGTTGTAGCGCCGATTGTGCTGCTATCAATCGTGCTGCTTGTAATGTGTAGACCTGATTGGTCTGGTGAAATTGTCGCCGTAAATGGCTGACCCTGCCCGATAAACGTTTGGAACGTATTGTCCAGATTAAACAATGCCTGTACAGGCAGGATGTTTTGGTCTATCGTTTTAGCAGGGTCAGACATATTAGCTTTGATCGCCGACAGGGGTTACATAAACCAATGAAGGGCCAGCCGCCGCGCCAATCATGCGAACATAAAAAGGCACAGTTGGGCAAGCCAGCACAATGGGCGAACTCATTGCAGCGGGAAGCAGAAAGTCGCCAGGCGTACCAGACACCGGCAACACAGCAGCCCCTACGTTAGCATCCCCCATTTTGACCGCAACGGCGACAGCGCCGGTGTTTAAGAACGAAGCAAAGTTAACTTGGTCGTTCGTTTGGTCTTCAACAATGGTTGCCGTAGTAGATGATGCTGTCACAGAAATAGCGGTTGTTTTACCCGCTAACCGTAAGACAGACGTATTAGCCATGATTAAAGTTGGGCAACGTGAACGATGCCAAAATTAAGAGTCAAGGCTTCACTTAAAGAGCCGCCGCTTGCGTTGGAAATCACAATGGTAAATGAACCATTGGCAACTGCCGCAATTGAAAGCAAATAAGTTCCAGCAGTAGCAGCGCCAGAGGCCAATGCAACAACAGGAATATCGTAAGCACTAACTGCGCTATTTGTAACTACAAACGCAACTTCAGCCGCCGCTGCAAGTGCCGCATTGTTTGTCACAATTTGGCCTGCTGCTGCATTGATTGTTACGCCAGTAGATTTGCTAGTCGCCTGAGTGACAGAAGAAACGGCAGTAGTAGGGCTACCAGTGGTGTAACCCATTTGGCCTGTTACAGAATTTACTAGGGAATAGTTGGCATCGATAATATCTTGGTCAAGATATGCTGCGCCAATTGCTTGGGAGTTTGACATTTTGATTCCTTAAAAAAAGAATAGGTAAATTATAAAAGAAAAGGCCACCCTGTAATAGAGTGACCTTTTCATGGAGTCATTTCAGATTAGCTGAAATCGTAGCCGTAAACGTATACGTCAAACGTAGCACCAACAACGACTGAGGACAGTCCTGCGGTTACATTCAAGTACAGGTTTTGTACAGTTACTGCGGTGGTCGATGCCGAAGGAGCAACCAGCGACACGCCTTGAGGGGTACTCAAGTTAGCCGCAGTGATTGCGCCGTACAAGCTAGAACCACCCGAAGTAGTTGCTACGCCCAATGCCAAACCAGTAGGGGTAACCGAAGCGCCCGAATTGTTCAGATTGGTAACAATCAGACTTTGCGGCAAAAATACCGTGCTGTTTGTTACTTGGATAGCGTAGTTGCCGGTTGTGTTTGCATTTACGCCTTTGATAACACCAATGACTCGCAGAGTTTGATTGGTGGTTACATTGGACGGATGCGAAGAAACCGTAGTTGCTGGGCCTGGATTTGCCATGATAAGTTCCTTTCTTAATTAAGCTGCGATACGGCAGGCCAACTCAGGATAGAGAGGCGCCCAACCATACAAGACATCAAGACGGGTTGGAATTGAGTCGTTATTGATGGTGTACTGACGCACAACACGCATAGACAGACCGATTTCCTTATCGCTTGCACGACCAGCAAAGTGAACGCCATCAGGCAGTTCCAAGTCAGCGACTGCAAGCGTAAACGCATTGCGGTGCATCATAATGTTTTGCGGGGAGGCCACGCCGGTGTTGTTAAACGCCGTAATGTTTTGCGAACCGCTAGAGGTAACGCTAACGTTTTGGAATTGACCAGCAGTGATAACTGCGGGAGAAACCGTTACGTTAGTAGCGCCAGTGCCGACAGTCGTGGTGGACAGAACTACGAAGTTACGCAGCTTGCCATACGATTGACGATTCTGTGGGTTGACAGCGTAAACACCAGGGATGGTGAAAGTGTCGCCAGCATTCAGAGTTGATGCCGAAGAAGCGGTCATAGACAAAGTGCTGCTGTAAGCCCAACCAGAGGACAAGAAGCCAGTAGCCGTTGTTACGTTGATTGCAATGGTGTTTGCGCTCCACGAACCAAAGGTTTGGCTTACAACGTTCTGGTCTAGTTTCCAGTTAACGCCAGCGGAATCACGACCCATCAAGCC